CATGGTTACCTCCACACTTCCCCGTTCAGGGAAGGGTTGGCTCTACATGCCGTCACCTCGAGATGACCACAGTCCAACGTCTCAACCTGTTACAACACTCCATGTGGCAACTGTCCATGCACGGGTTTTTAACCCTTACGATGCATTGGAATCAGCTCCTGGAAGTGAAGTTAAGGCAGACAATGGGTCAACTGTGATTCCCGATCCTCTGGTAGGGGGGCCCCTCCCGTCGCACTGTTCGCGCGACGAAAAAGAAAAGCTTACGCTCGCCCTCAATACCCTGGTAGAGTTCTTTGGACTTTACGGCTTCCGACGGGAAAGATTCAATCGGGAGTCGACCCTCTTACACTGGCAGCTATGCTCAGTGCAATGTGGGTGGATGAAATTCCTAAAGTACAAGATCTCTGCTTTCTTTTCTGATTTCCTTCAAACGGAGATCCCTCCGTGTCCGTTCACTGTTCCAGATCACCCCCGCCACTTGGCGGGTAGTACTCTGGGGCGGTTCATCTCCAAGATGATGCAGAACGATGTCGCACTTGAGATTGCGACTAGCGTGCTCTACCTCAAGAAGGGGTTCCCGCGACCGGATGAGCAACAGTTGGCCAAAGCGCTGATTGCTACAAAGAAGGTTCTTACCACTCCACGACCTGTACCTGTATCCCAGGTGACCACCCCCGTTGGCGTTAAACTTGACGTCGCGGCCATGGGTGAACAAGTGCGTCGCACTTGTCGTGAGGTCTTCGGTGAATACAAGATCACTGAAGAAGACATCCATCGCCCCTATGCTCCGTCCATCCGCGCTAACTACGTGGATTCGCGATCGAAGTTTGGGACGTTTGGGACCCTGATGGATCTGGGTCTCATCAAGGATAGGGACGATGGTCTCTACCTTGGGGATGCCTTTGTGCAGGACCAGGAGGAGAGGATAGAGGAGGAGGATGTCGTGCGTAGTGAAGTCTCACAGGTGTTCCGAGATCGGGTTAAGCTGATCTACACCGAGTGCTATGAGACCGCACGACAATTGGCTAAGGACGAAGAGGCGAACGTGAAGTTAGTCGCCTTACCTGAGAGTTTGAAGATCCGCGTCATTTCCAAGGGTCCTCCTCTTACGTACTTCGTTCTGAAACCAGTGCAGAAGTTCTTACACAAAATTATGCGAAAGCATCCAGTCTTTGAGTTGATTGGCAAGACCGTCACGTCTGAACTGCTGAATAAGCGGTTCCGTGATGTTGTCGGTCAGTTACACTCCTTAGACTACTCGTCTGCAACGGATTTTCTCAATCCGTTCATCAGTCGTGAAGCTGTCGCAGAAATCTGTGCTTCTGTAGGTATGCCCGATGACCTTACTCAGCTGTTCCATAAAGCCCTAACGGGCCACCTTGTTGAGGGTGAACCTCAGGTGTGGGGACAGTTGATGGGGTCGATTGTGAGCTTCATCATCTTGTGCGTGGTCAATGCGGCTGTTGTCCGATTCGCGATGGAGATCTCTGAGAAGAGACACATCGCCTTGAAGGACTGCTCTGCGCTGATTAATGGCGACGATGGCGCTGTCCGTTCTGGGCGCGACTTCCTCGACATCTGGAAGGATGTTGCCTCTCTCTGTGGTCTTGAACCATCACAGGGTAAGGTTTACTCTTCCGACACGTACTTGAACATCAATTCCACCTCCTTCGTCCTCGACGGTTCGGGCTCATTCGTTCACGTTCCTTACGTGAATATGGGTCTGCTTACCGGGATGAAGCGTGCTGGTGTTCAGAAGATGGGTTTAAAGGATCTCTTTGATTCTCCCGAGTTTCAGTTCTCCTCTCTGGGTGCCAAGCACCACCAGATGATGGATTCCTGTCCTCGGCGTTTACGGCTCGCTGTTCATCGCGAGTTCGTACACCAGAACTGGAGTGTCCTTAGCTCTACGAGCTTACCGTGGTTTGTTCCTGAGTTGTATGGGGGTGTGGGTCTTCGACCTTTCCGCGTTGAGCACTACGGGGAAATGGCCGACATCGATGATTACTCGTGGCATTATCTTGAGTCAGAAGAGGGTACCCGATATGGGCCCTCTGATCTGGATCAGGATGGCATTGAGCTTCTCAAGATGCGGAAACAGGTTATACCTGTTCGCCGGATAGACTCCGCTCAGCCGATTCAGGTTCGGACTGTCTGGTATCGCCGTTCTGGGTTTCGAACCCAGGGCCGCGACCCAAGTGGTTTCTTCGACCACGAGATGAGTGATGACGACATCGGTTTCATGGATGTCGCTTCTTACTATCTCCTTCCTTCCCTAGTTGCTAAGGAAGTTGTCTCGAACGCAGGGACAATTCTTCGGCATAACGAGCGGGCTTGGGCCCGCCTCACGAGGATCTTGACTTCGTCTGTGGACGTCGTCGAGGGATTACGTGAGAGCCCCACGATTGCTAGTATCGCAAACGCAGTTAATTCTGACGTGGCCTTGGAGGCCCCTGGAGACTCGAGTACGAGCTCGCGTGACGTTTTCGATATGGTGTGATCGTGATTCTTGGTGGCAGGTACAGTATTCCGAC